AAGGCTATCAAGTATGGGTAGAAAAGATTGCAAGCCATGACTGAAGTATTTTTTATAATAATGCTATTGGTTACAGTTGGTATGATGTATTCTTCGTACAAAATTGGAAGACGTGAAGGTGCTGAAGCTTGTTTAGAAGTATTGCACCGTAATAAAGTTATATGCTATGACGACAAAGGCAATATAAAGCCTAATCCTTTCTTTGATCATGATCCCTGGGTGAATGTAGAAGAAGAATTATAATGTATAAATAGATATAACAAAAGGGATATCTATGTTAGCATTTAAAAAATTTAAATCTGATTCAATTCAAGAAGCGGTGAAAATGACTCCTGCTGAATTGAAAAAGCCTAACTCAATAACTGGCGAAGATCGATTAGATATTTTAGTACGTTTGATTAAAGACAATAAACCTTTAGAACTCGCTAAAGGTGGTACATTTACTGTTACTGAAATTGATGATGCTTTATCTCAAATAGAAATATTTAAAAAGCTAGGTAAACCATTTCCACTTCATGGAGATGGAAAAACAATAAGTTCTTCAGAATTAGGTAAGAGCTCTGTATTTGGTGGTGGAGGTGGTTCCGGAGGTGGAACACTTAATACTAAAATTACAGAATCTCATCAATGTGTTCTATGTCAAGCTATGTTAGATCATGGTATTCAATCTGAAGAATTCTTTCAAAACCCTGATATACTTAAAGCTGCATATAAACAAGTAGATGTTGATGCTACAATTGATGAAATTTTATCAGTTGAAGATGGATGGTTTCATTCATCATATGAATCTGCAGTTTTATTGATTAAGCAAGGGTATATAAACAAATCTCATAAACTACATAGAAATAGTGAAGAAATGAATACTATATATGCTCTTAAAAACGTAGCATATAAAAATTCAGATCAAAAACCTGTCAAAGATGATAAATGGAATCCGGGAGATATCTGGGCCATAGATAAATCAATTAGTATTAATAAAGCTCTTAATCCAGAAAATATTGCTGCTTATAATAAAGGTTTATTGCAAAATTTTGTTGATAGAAAAGTAGTTGCAATATCTCTTAAGCTTGTTAAGAAAACAGCTAAAGAAAAAGAATATAATATTAAACTACCACCAGATACTGACGATCATAAAATTAAATCTCTTATATTTCAAGGAGAAGTAAGAGGCACATTTTGGGATAATAAAGGTGGTACTATAATATTTGATACTGGTAAAATGTCTTTAAGAGCTGGATCTGCTGGTGCTGCAATTAAAGGTGAAATAGTACTTAAAACAGCAAGAGGCGGTGGTGCTGGATATGGTGTTATGATTGATGCTGTTAAACAAGTTTTTGGAAAAAAATTACCGGACAATAAAGCAATAAATAAAATATCAAAAAATATTGTCAGAAAAAAGAAAAGAGATCTTAATATATTTTATAAAGTATACAGTCATTTTTATAAGAATGATACGTATGAAAATTTCGAAAAAGAAATATTAAAGAAAGATGTATATTGGATTGCATCAAAATTAGCATGTCTATATGTTCTATATTACGCAGATATTAATTCTGGAACTAAAGCAAATAGATGGATAACAAAAATAGTTAACTACGCTGGATCTAAATCAGAAGATTCTAGTGCATATGTAAAGGTATATCAATAATGGAATATAAAACATTAGAATCTAAAATTATAGAAACATCAAAAGCTATTGATGAAGCACCGTTGGTTATGAACGACATGGATATGATTGATACATTTTTTAGTAAAATAAAAGATGATGTGCTAAAAGCTAAAAGAAAAAATCAACATGAAAGAAACTGGCCAGTATTGCAACAATTAGCTAAAATGGCTGGATATGGTGTTACTAAAAAAGGTCAAAATAAAGATAAATCATTTAGGTATGATTTAAAAAAGAAATAATGGAATCGTTTAAAACATTCATATCAGAAAAAGGTCCAGGACTTTGGGCTAACATCAGAGCAAAAAAGGCTCGTGGTGAAAAGATGAGAAAGAAAGGTGAAAAAGGTGCTCCTACTGCTGCTGCTATGAAGTCAGCTCAAGAAGGCGAAGGTAAGTACAAAGGCGAAACTTGGGAAGATGGTTATAAGCGCAGAGTTGTAAAAACCACTGATGCTGAACATAAAGAACAAGGTTACGATTGGAGAATAAAGGGTAAAGAAAGAGATGGAATCTCAATAAAACTTTACAAAAGTAAACCAGATTTTGCTGAATATAAAAAGCAAATGAAAAGAGTAGCGGGGCATGAATTCGGTGGATAATAAAACTAAAAATAATATTGTAGCTTCATTTAATAAAAAATGGAAATACAGAAAAGACAAAGAACAATATGGTATGGCAGATGCTTGGAAGATTATATATTCCGAAGATGCTGAAGGTAAATATGTAGGTGATTGTGAAGACTATGCTCTTTCAATTCTTTACAGACTTTGTGGTGAAAGCCATTTAAAAATGTGGTGGATGTTAATCACTCATCAAGCTGGTATTTGTTGTGTTGGCCCAAGTAAATGGAAAATATCACACGCTGTACTAAGATACAAAGGAGAATGGGTAGATAACTGGACTAAGAAGTTTGGTCCTAAATCTGCTATAGAAAAGAATCATACATTCCATATATTTTATGGGTATGGATGGGCATACTTTACTGCTTTAAAGATGATTATATCTAAAGTAGTAAGAACTATTAAAGGAAAATAAAAATGAAAAAATTTAATGAAGTAAGAGAAGCTAAACCGGCAAAGATTAAAGGTCTATCGATATACGGTTCTGAAATTTCTGGTTTAAGACGTTCTAATGGAAGTCAAATAGGTACATATACCGCTAAAGCTGTAATACTTAAAGGCAAGTTAGCATTTAAGGTTGTTGATTCCAATGGTGGATTTGAAACACTTGACCTTAAAAAATTCGCAAAGATGTACGGTTAATATATGAAAACATTTTCTGAAATTAGAAACTTTGGTTTATATGAAGGTAAGAATGTTCCCTTAGAACAACCTATGCTTGAGGCAGCAGAACCTGAATTAAATAAACCAAAAAGATCTGGTGGTCCAACAAAATATGTTGTATACGTAAAAGATCCTAAGACTGGTAATGTAAAAAAGATAAATTTTGGAGATAAAAAAGGTGGGCTAAGCTCTAAAATTAATGATAGAGAAGCAGCTAGAAGTTTTTCAGCAAGACACAATTGTGAAACTAAAACTGATAAAACAAAAGCTGGATACTGGGCATGTAGGTTACCCAAGTATGCAAAAGATTTAGGATTAAGTGGTGGTGGTAGTTATTTCTGGTAAACCGTATACGGAAACCGATAATATAAGAATGTTTGATCATTATGCTCCTGATGAAGAATTCGTCTGGCATAGAGATAAGGAAGATAGAGTAATAGAAGTATTGGAAGGAGAGGCATGGCAATTACAATATAACGGGTGCTTGCCAATATTACTAGAAGAATGTAAAACATATTATATTCCAAAAATGATGTACCATAGACTAATAAAAGGATATAATAAATTAAAGGTAAAAATAAATGTTGAGCTTTAAAAAACAACTCATGACAGAAGCTGCAAAGAATACTCATATGACACATATTGAGGATCTTGTTCTTGACGGTGGAGTTAAGGGAGCCCGCCAGGCTATCCTAGCATTACGAGCACTTAGGGATATGCTTTCCGGTAACGCAAAGGTACCAGTAGACGTTACGGTCAAGTGGGACGGGGCTCCCGCTGTATTTGCTGGATTAGATCCAAGCGATGGTAAGTTTTTTGTAGCTAAAAAAGGCATCTTTAATGCTAATCCAAAGGTATATAAATCCCATGAAGACATAAAAGCTGATACTTCTGGTGATTTAACTAGTAAATTAATTAAGGCTTTTGATAACTTAAAAGACTTGGGCATCACTGATGTTATCCAGGGCGATTTTATGTTTGATAAGTCTGATATAAAAACCGAGAATATAAATGGAATTAAACATATTACTTTCCACCCTAATACTATTGTTTATGCTGTGCCTGTCGGTACGCCACTAGCTAAAGAAATACAAAAAGCCGATATTGGTATTGTATGGCATACAGGATATGATGGTGCTACATTTGAAACAATGAGAGCAGAGTTTGGAAAAGAAATTGTCCCTAAACTTAAAAAATCTTCTAAAGTATGGCAGGTAGATGCTACACTACCAGATATATCTGGAACTGCTACTATGACAGCAAAAGAAACTGAAGCTGTTACTAAAAAGTTATCTGAAGCTGGAAAGATCTTTAAAAAGATTGCAGCTTCAACATTAAAAGAAATTGAATCTGATAAAGAATTAAACCTATTGATCAATACATATAATAATACTAAAGTAAGAGCTAATGAAAGAATAACAAATACAACAGCTCATGTAAAAGGTATGATTGAATGGGTTAATGTTAGATATGATAAAAAAGCAGATAAGCTAACTTCAGTTAAAGGAAAGGCCGGTGTAGAAGCTAAAAGAGAAAGAGTTCTTAATTTTTTTAGTACTTCTAATCAAAAAAAATTGAAATTAGTGTTCGATTTACAGAATTTTATTGTAGATAGCAAATTAATTATTATAAATAAACTTAATAGTCTCAATAAAATAGGGACATTTGTAAAAACAAAATCCGGATTTAAGGTGACCAACCCAGAAGGTTTTGTCGCCATAGATCGTATGGAAGGTGGAGCAGTTAAACTTGTTGACAGATTAGAATTTTCTGCCAATAACTTTAGCAAAGATATAATAAAAGGTTGGGATAATCCTAACTGATTAATGGGATAACCGAGGATACATGAAAACATTTAAAGATTTTGCGCAGCAAGACGAAGCTATGACAATGGCTCAGCGTATGAAAATGAAAGCTGCCTTCAAAAAGAACAAAGCTAAAATTGCACTTGGCAAAAAGAAAGCTGCCAAGAAATTAGCATCTCCAGAAAAACTCAAAGCTCGTGCTAAAAAGCAAGCACGTGACATGATCATCAAAAAAATTCTCAAAGGTAAATCTAAAAATGATTTAGGGTTTGCAGCACGTACTGATCTTGAAAAGAAAGTAGACAAGAAAAAAGGTGCTATAAATAAAATTATGAAGAAGATTTTACCAGCCGTTAAAAAAGCAGACAAATTGAAGCTTAAGAAAAATAAAGAAAAGGCCAAGTAATATATTATGAAAGTAAATTCATTTAAAGCGTATTTGAAAGAAGACAGTGGTGAAGTAGTATTTGCCTTTGGTAGATTTAATCCACCAACAATTGGCCATGAAAAGCTCATGGATGCAGTAAAAAAGCTAGCTAGAGGTAGTCAATATAGAATCTATCCTTCGCAAAGTCAGGATCCAAAAAAGAATCCATTAGACTTTAAGCTTAAAGTTAAATTTTTAAGAAAGATGTTTCCAAAACATGCAAGAAGCATCATGGCAGATAAAGGTATAAGAACAGCATTTGACGCAATTGTTAAATTATACGACCAAGGTTATACCAAAGTAACCATGGTTGCTGGTGAAGATAGAGTAATAGAATTCGAAAAGCTTTTAAACAAATATAATGGCGTTAAAGGTAGACATGGATTTTACCAATTTGAATCAGGCGTTATGGTTAAAAGTGCTGGTGAAAGAGATCCAGATGCTGAAGGCGCTACTGGAATGTCAGCATCTAAATTAAGAGCTGCAGCAAATGATAACGATTTAAAGACATTTGCAAAAGGTATGCCTAAAGGGTTTAAAGGAGTAGAAGATCTATTCAATGCTGTAAGAGCTGGAATGGGTTTAGCCGAATCAAAGAATTTTAGAAAACATGTTCAGTTAGAAAAAGTTTCTGATAGAAGAGAAGAATATGTTGAAGGAAACCTATTTAAAGTTGGCGACGAAGTTGTTATTAAAGAAAGCGACGAAGTCGGCAATATCAAAGTCCTAGGTACTAATTATGTTATTGTACAACTAGGTGAAAATAAGAAAAGAGTATGGCTTGACGATGTAGAAAAAATTGAAGAAGTTGAGGAAGCATATGATAAAATGACTGCTAAACAGAAAGCAGCTCATGATAAACCAAGACCTAATGCTCCAGAAAGTCAACATACTAAGAATTTTAAAAAGAAGTTTGGTGAAATGAAAAGTTTTAAACAGTCTATAGAAGAAGCTGATGCTAAAGCAGCTTTAAAGAAAAAAGCAGATAAGTCT